AATTACCAGAATACGAAGATAAAAAAGAAGATTCTTTTCAAAATTTACAATATTATCAACTCCGTTGGTGTAAACATATTTACGCAGCAATGTGGTCTTTAGTGCATGATGAAGGTAATGAGCCTTTAAAATTAGCTGCAAAATATTCTCAATCTGGAGTAAATATAACTGTAGATTTTGATAATCATAATTTAAATAAAAACGATAAAATTCAATTAAATTTTACAAGTGGAAACGCTATTTCAGGAGAGTATACAATAACAGATGTTCCTAGTCCAAATAGTTTTGTTGTAGTTTATCCATTTGATGAAACAACTAGTGGTTATGTGACTGTTGAGAACTTAAAAAAACATGAATATGTTGGAGCATGGTTATTAGAACCTAGCGATAAACCTATAGGTAAAGGTCTTGAAACATGGGAAAGAAATTGGAAAAAAGAACAAGAAAAACTTAAAGAATCTGCAGAGATATTTGCTTTATATAATCGAACTACTAAGTGGGAAGGAAATAAAGAAATAATTGGTAATTTTAATAATAAACAAAAAGTTGCTAATTTTGATCCATCCGTTGTAGCAATGACTTTGACAGACAGCTTAAAACGTGATTCACAGGGTGGATTGGATAGATCTGGACTATCTTTAAATACAACAAATAGAATGATAGCGATGGTGAATAAACTCTTTAATAAATCTCCGACTGTACTTGATGACATAAAATTTGGGATTATAAATAAACCACTTACGGAATTTACTGATATTTTTGAATCGGGGTTAATAGATTCAGGTGCTTATATAAATGGTGAATTAGTCGATTCTGATATTAATACTAGTAATCTTGATGCCAGCACTTATGATCCTGAGACTGCTCAAGATACAGTAGTAGATGCAGGATTGTATTTAAATACAGATGTTTAATTATGGCAGTACAAATTCAAACAAGACGATCAAGTACAGTAAATGACCGACCTTTTCCTATCAGATTAGGAGAGGGAGAATTAGCTCTAAATAATAATAGTGTTAGCCCAGGATTATTTTTTGCTGATAATACAGCTTCTCCAAATACAGGATTAATAAAAGTTGGTCCTGTACATATAGGTAGCACAGCTCCAAATACTTCTGGTGCCGGTTTTACATCTTTAAGTAAAGGTGAAACTTGGTTAGATACAATAAGTACTCATATATTGAAAATTTTTGATGGTACATCATTTCAAACAGTGAAAGCAGTAGCATCTGTTTCGTCTGGACAACCAGCTAATCCTATTGATGGTCAACTACATTGGGATACATCTGGAGGTGGTAGTGGTGTATTGAAAATATATTTAGCTTCTAGTTCTGCTTGGGTTAATGTTTAATTAGTATGATTTAATAAGTGATCTAAAATTCTATCTAATTTAGTATGTACACCTTGCATTTCTCGTAAAAAATCCTCTTTTAAAACGTAATCGTGAATAACACTATTTTTTAAATCATCTACTTCTCTTTGTATTCGATCAAATTTTCTATCTATTTTTTTATTAAAATTGCCTAAAGCCCTTGATATACCAGCAAAAGCTCCGATACTTCCTGAAATAATAGCAGCTATAACTTGAGGTTCCATACTTTTATTATAATGGTAGGCACAGTTTAAAATAGATAATTATATGTAATTAACATGGCAACAGGATACGAACCAAATATACAAGGAGCTATTTCTGTATTAAGAGACTTAATGGTAGCCAATAATATAAATATGACTCGTGAACCATACGATCCTAATTACAGAGGATTAGTGGATGCAGTTATTGATTTAAAAGAAGGATTCACAACATTTGCTCCAGCAAAAGTAACTTTTAATACTACTACTTTTGAAGATGTAACGGAAGGCAATGCTCTTTATATGAGAACAAGTGATGGAAAAGTAGGGAAAGCTAGTGCTGCAGATGGAAGTATAGAGAATGCTTTTGTAATTGGATTTGCAAACATTTCTGCTTTAGCAAATGACCCTATACAAGTTACTGTAACCGGTTTACAAGATATTTCAGGTTTAGACGCAGGGGATTTATTCTTTTTATCTCCTACAACAGCTGGCGAAATTACTGCGACTCCTCCCTCATCTCCAGGACAAGCAGTCGTAAGATTAGGTGAAGCTGCAAGTGCGACTCAATTGTCTATTCAAATCGAGCCTCCAGTGAAATTAAGCTAATGTCTTATCAACCTTATTCACCTAATGCTCAAGGTTTTACTGAAGCATTAATAGATTACAAAAGTAATTTTCCCGGACAAGTATCTACTAAAATAAACGGATTCGCAGCTGAGGCTTTTGAAAATTTAGTTCAAGGTGATGCCGTTTATTCAAGGGCTAGTGATGGAAAATTAGGAAAAGCAATAGCAAATGATACTCAAGACAAAGCAAGAGTAGTTGGTTTTGTGGAAACAACTACATCTGCAGGTAAACTAGTTCGCTGTATTGTAGAAGGTGTTACTCCGTTAACAGGGTTAGAATCTGGTAAAAAATATTTTTTATCAGATAGTTCTGCAGGATCAATAACAAAGAATCCTCCAGTAAACTCAGGACATTTTGTTACAAGAGTAGGACAAGCTGCTACTACTGCTTCGTTAATAGTGAAGACAGAACCACCTATCGAATTAGCTTAACAATTAAGTGGGATTAAAATAAGTATAAATAAGTTCTTTTGAATAAGAATCTAATTTAGATATAAGATGGCAACTAGAAAATCATTAGTACTTGTTTCAGGACTTTTTGAGGAGCTAAATTCATCTTCTGATAAATTAGATTTTGCTGGTAATACAACTGCAGATTTAACTGAGAATACTAATCTTTATTACACTGATGCAAGATCAAGAGCTGCTGTTTCTGTGACTGATTCTGGTGGAGATGGATCTTTAGCTTACAATAGTACTTCAGGAGTAATTACATACACTGGTCCTTCAGCTTCTGAATCTAGAGCACATTTCAGTATTCTTAGTGGTTCTGGATTATCCTATGACTCAAGCACTGGAAAGTTTGGTACTTCAGCAATACCAAATAGTCAACTTGCTAATGATGACATAACAATAGGAAACACTGCGATAGCACTTGGGACAACTAATACGAATATTGATGGTTTAAATTCGTTAACAACTTCTACACTTAACATAGGTTCTTCAGGACAAGCAAATCATATACTTTTAGGCTCAGGCGGTATTACTTTTGAAGGATCTACGGCAGATGCAAATGAGACAATACTCACAGCAACTGATGCCACAGGTGGGGATAAAACTCTCACTTTACCGGATGAAACGGGAATACTATTATCCACAGCATCATCAATTGTCAACAATAACTTAGCTAACTCCACTGTTACTATTGGATCAACTTCTATCAGTCTTGGAGGTACAGTAACTACATTTGATGGTTTATCTTCTTTAACCTCTACAACATTAGTTGGAACAACACTTATCTCCGGAACAGCTGATGCTGCAAATTCAATAAAAATTGCAAGTGGAAATATAGTTTTCGAAGGTTCTAGTGCTGATGATTTTGAAACAACACTTACTGTAACTAATCCGACGGTAGATAGAACAATTACATTTCCAGATGCAGCTGGAACTGTAGCCTTACTTGGGTCCCTAAGTGTAGCTGCTGGATCAGGATTAACTTATAACAGTGGAACTGGACAATTCGGAACTAGTTCTATACCAAATGCTCAATTAGCAAATAGTACTGTTACTATTGGAAGCACCGCTGTAGCATTAGGAGCAAGTGCAACAACATTTACTGGATTAGCTTCAATTACTTCCTCTGCTGTAATAACAAATGACAGTGGATTTAGAATTAGAAATTCCAGCGACAATACAAAAATAGTTGCACTTGATTGCTCTGGTATTACAGGAAGTACAACACGTACATTAACAATACCTGATCAAGATGGAACGATTGCTTTAGTTGGAGGTGGATCAAATGAGTTTGCGGATGACGTGTTTAGAGTTACTGACAATGGGGATTCGAGTAAAAAATTAGCTTTTGAATGTTCTGGTATTACAGGAAGTACAACAAGAACCATGACTGTTCCTGACAGTGATGGAACAATAAGTACAGAAAGTTTTGCTACCGCAATAGCAGTAGCGTTAGGATAGTATTATGGCAACTCAAGTTCAATTTAGAAGAGGAACAACAGCTCAGCACAATAATTTTATAGGTGCTGATGGAGAAGTAACTGTAGATACCTCTATAAAAACTGTTGTAATACATGACGCATTAACAGCCGGAGGATTTTCTTTATTACGAGAGGATGGATCTAATTCTCAATTGCAAAGAGGTAGCACTACAAACTGTGCTCTAAAATTTGCTGGAGATTCTAATACAGGCATAATAAGTCCAGCTAATGACGAAATAGCTTTAGTTACTGGTGGGTCAAGTCGTTTTACAATAGATTCTAATGGAGCTGCTACCTTTACAGGTAATGTCCAAATCAACGGACAATTATCAATTACTGGTAACGTAAACTCTGAAGAAAACTTAGCACTAATTATTGCTTTAGGATAATATGGCAAATCTGTTTAAAGTAAATACGAAATCGAGTTGTGTAACTGATGCACATACCAGCACAAATGCAAATGTTTTAACGGCTGGAAGCTCTGCAACATTAGTTCTTTTGAGTATATTAGTTTCCAATAAAACAGCATCTAGTTCTGATGTTGATGTCTTTTTAGTTACCAATTCAGGGGACGATGTATTTTTATTAAGGAATGCCCCAATTCCAGCTGGATCTTCTCTTGAATTAATTAGTGGATCAAAAGTAATTATGGAGTCAAATGATATTTTGAGGGTAAGAACCGATACTGCAAATAGTCTTGACGTAGCTGTTAGTTATTTAGAACAGACTTAAAATGGGATTATCAGTAAATAATGATCTTGTAACTTTATCTAATAATTTTGCAGCTCTTAAAGCGAAAGTTGAAGCCATCGAAATTATAGTTTATGGTGAAAAAGTTTTAGAATTAGATGATTCTACTTGGGAAAATATTAGAAAAAAAAGAGATTATATTTTAAAATCTACGGATTGGACTGTTACTCCAGGTTGTTCTGTTGATCAGGCTCAATGGTCTGCTTACCGCCAAAATCTTAGAGACATACCTCAAACATATACAGTAATTGATGATGTTATTTGGCCTAATCAACCATCTACACTTGGGCCTAATAGTTAAAGATTCCTCATATTAACTAAGCTTAAAATAATTATAGAAATCAAGAAGAATCCTGGATTAATCTGCTATGCCATATATTGGAAATAATATTCGTTCTGCTGATGATTACAGATTAATTGA